AAAGATAGGTTAGCCGTTATGTCAACAATAGCAGCGCCAGAACCTGCGCCATCAGCGTAGATAATCTTACTGTCGCCATTTAGAACACTGACGTTAGCCCCGCTGCCTTGCGTAAACGTAGCGGTCTGCCCACTGCTGTTTACTACTATGTAGACTTTATCTGCGTCATTGGGAGCAATGGTGATTGTGTTTGTGCCACTAGGAGAGCCACCCAAAACAAGCACTTTATACATGCCATCGCTTAACGTGCCGTCAGTAGTAGTTAATGTGTGTGTAGTTCCAGATAGGGTAATTGCACCAACACCATTAATGGAGCGGTCAATAATGTCCATATTGGTGTTGACCGTATCGCCCCACTCACCTGTCTGGTCACCTTCTGCGGGTTTCTCTATCCCAGAGTTGCCTGTATACGAACTTGCCATTTACTTATCCTTTGCCTTTACTCGTTAAAAGTCCAAGTAATCCAGCGAAATTCTGGGTGGTTTTCAGCAAGCATAGAAAGGTAACTGTTAGAAGCATCGTAAGGTTCGTCAGTAAGACTAGCTGGCATTAACCCGTTTGCACAAGAAAACTTTAAATATTTATATAAACTTTTGCCATTTATAACCTCTGCTTGTATTCCAGTATACCCTTCTTCTTTACAAAGGTTTACAAACGGATGCCAAAAGCCATTTTCAGCGAAAAGAAATGTCCTGGAATTAGTAGCGTCAGGACGAACAACAAACCCTTTTGCAACTATTTTATTCCCGTTATCATCGGCTGGAATTATTACAACAGGGTAATCATTTAATGAACACACATAAAGCCAATCGGCTGTTTCACCAGTTGTTAAAATAGTATTGTAGTAATTGTAGTTAGGCGTTTCACTTCCTTCGTATTTTGGCATTGTCCCTTCAGTTATATAGTAAGGTTGCCCAGCCCCCCAAAATAATTCGGCAACTTCAGAGCTTACAGAATTTACCTTTGTGCATGTATAACTCATCTATATTTTCTCTATAGGTTAAAAGTAACAGTAACAGTGTTGCCGAACGCGGGTAAGTTGCTGCTTGCGGTTTGCGTCCACTGATCTACGTCTTTAGTCATGCTTGTTCTAGTAAAAGTAACGCCATTAACCACACATGTTGACCAAGAAGTTGATCCTCCGTCAATTTCAATAAATATTTTACCAACAGCGTATTTAACCTGCCTAAGAAATGCTCCTCCTAAAATATCAATAGTGTTATCACTTAGCGAACCGTACGTAGGCGTTTGGTTTTGAACTGCTCCAGCAGAACCGTAGCCAGCTTCTGATAGTTTTCCAGTAATCCCATTAACAGTCATAGTAGTAGACCAAGCAGTGACGCTACTAGATCCAAAAAAATCAGTCAGCGATATAGCACCACTAGTAGGCACACTTGCATTGGTGGTTGTGTTTGGAACAAGGCTGCCGCCCCGGTAGTATTCCGTTAAAGCATGCGGAGTACTTCCGCCAAACTCAGTAACAAGGTCTGTTATGCTGATAGGAGCTGAACTTGTGACCGCCATTATCTACCCTCTAATTCTTCTACTTTATCCGATAACTCTTTAACTGCTTCAATCAATACGCCTACTAAATTACCATAAGCCACCGATAAGTGTTTATCTTCTGTGTCATCTGTAACCACTACTTCAGGCATAACTTCTTGCATCTCTTGTGCAATAACACCTACGGCGCGGGTTGCTTCGTCGTCGTGCCTATCAAAGTATACGCCACGCATTTCTTTTACTTTATCTAACGCGCTATCAATGGTTTCAATGTTTGATTTAAGGCGTATGTCAGAGCTAACCGTTACGTTGGTAGCCGCAGTAATAGTGCCTGTGGAGGTAAGATTCCTATACCCTGTAATGTCTTTGTTGCTGTCTACAATAACCGCTTTAGACGCTGCAATAGTCCCTGCTGTAATACCATCGACCAGGTTAATCTCTGCCGCTGTGCTGGTTACACCGTCTAATATATTGAGTTCTGCTGTTGTGCTAGTTACGCCATCAAGGAGGTTGAGTTCTGCCGCTGTGCTGGTCACACCATCGAGGATATTAAGTTCTGCTGTTGTGCTGGTCACACCGTCTAATATGTTTAACTCTGCGGTAGTGCTGGTTACACCATCGAGGATATTTAACTCTGCCGCTGTAGAAGTGACGCCGTCTAATATATTTAACTCTGCGGCGGTAGCTGTGACACCGTCTAATATATTTAGCTCTGCTGCTGTGGCTGTAACGCCGTCCATTATATTTAACTCTGCAACCGTACTGGTTAAAGTAGTAGTCCCGTCATTCAAAGCGTTGTAAACTGTTGTGCCAGCTAAGTTAACATCAGTTAATAAATCATAAACTACCGCGCCACCACCTGCTCCATCAGTGGCAATCATCTTTACCTGACTTGCTAAAACGGCAACATTTGCTCCGGTTCCTTGAGAAAAAGTAAGCGTATAGCTCGTTGCATTTTCAATTATCCAAACCTTTGAAAGCGTGTTTGGGGCAATAGTTACTGTACATGCTTGTCCACCGCCAGTGCATTTTAAATAAAAACTCCGGGCTTCATCAGAAGCTCCGTCAGCAAGTGTTATGGTATGCGTTGACGCATCAGCGATTGCCTCAGATCCATAGCTAAAAGCTTCAGATATCAGCTCTAAATTTGTATTAGTTGTTGTACCCCAGGAGCCGCTTTGATCTCCTGTGCCTATTTCTTCTAATCGAAGATCATTTACATATGTGCTTGCCATTTGCCTATCCTTTAAGCCGCTATATCATTCCAGTTAGGTGTTTGCGCTGTATTTACTTGAGCCCAGCTAGGTGTTTGTGAGTCAGTTATCGCGTTCCAACTAGGTGTCTGTGCATCATCAATAGGAAGCCATGTATTGACCGAGCCTATTTGACCAGTAGCTTGAACACCAGTAACTTGAATAGAATCAACAACCGGTTGTCCGTATGGACCAGAAAAATATTGCCCTCTACTCCAGCCGCTATATGTTGTGTTAGCCATTATGCAAACCTTATTAATGCGCCGGTTGCTGTTTCAGCCGGAAAATCTATTCTAAAATCAGGGTTACTGGTTTTATCAATACCAAAGTCTAACACGCAAACGGCTCTGTTACTTTGAGATGAATTATATATCAGCGCTCCACGAGCAGTTATGCTTGACGAATTCCAAAAAGCATCGTCAAAGCTACAAACAGCCGTAGTTCCTGTTGTTTCTGGGCTTTTGTTTGTAAGAGTAAGCCCCCCAGAATCATAGTTTGTTCCGCTTACTTCGTTTGATGTAGTGTAAACTGTAGTTGTAGCGTCTAAACTTGCGCTCGATGTATACAAAGCTATTTTAAACGTGTGGCCTCCAGATGCTTTAAAATTATGCACCCCTTCAAGCACTTCTTGTTTAAATGATGTACACATTGCTTCTGTTATAGCCATAATTACGAAACATCTCTTCTTAATGAGTCATATCGGTACTCATCCCTAGAATTCCTGCCCTCACTCAAGTTTTTCAAAAATTGCAGAGCTTCGGTAAACCTTCCATTATATAGAGTCAATAAATCTTGCTCCCCTTTCATAAAAGTATATGCCTCAACTAAAGAGCCGTAAAGCATTGCTAGAGTAGCATTTGTACCTAACCAGCTTGTTCCATCGCTTGTTGCAGTGATAGATTGAGGCCGATAGAAATAATGCAGTTCTGCGGAATATCCTTGATCTGGAGTAGGGGCTATTAAAAAAGTTGTATCATCAAAATCAGCATAGTACTGAGGAGTACCTGTAGTAGCCGGGTTCGGTGTGTAATCCTGTAAAAACGTAACGTGCTTGTATAACAAAAAGTCATTGTTTGAGCTGTTAACAGCACTTAATGAAAAAGGTGCTAAAAAGTCCTCTGGTTTAGATAAAAACTTATTTCCAGAAGTAATTACTCCGGTAGAGTTTTTACGAAAATAATCCAGTTGGGCTTCTTTTAATATGCGCTCTTCAGCGTTTTGGATAAATGTTGGTAATTGATTAACAAACGTCGTTTCCGTGTTTTGTGTGTAATCTTGTATTGCCGTCTTTAATGTTGTAAATGTAAAAGCCATATCATGCACTCACTGTTACGGGACCTGCGGAAGCAAAACCACCGCCTCCCTTTGTATTGCCACTAGTAGCTGTTCCGCTACTGGCAGTAAATGTGTAGTTGTCTGCGTCTACTTTAGTAATAGCAAAACCAGCCGCTGTTTCCAATACGCTTTCAGTAAACCCATCAAAAGCCTCACAGGACCTAAAAGTTACTGTGTCTCCTGTGCTCCTACCATGTCCTGGCTCTCTTACTGTAATTGTTACAGATCCGCTATCTCCAGAAGTAAATGGGTTGAAAGAAAGCAAAACTTCAACAGCAGGTTCAGTTCTAGCTGGTCGGCTTATTTTTAAAGCTTGAGGGTCTGCTTTTACAGGTCTTGGGCTTAGTTGAGGTTGTTTTGACTCATACTCGTCTTTTCCTACAAAAAGACCGTTCCACTCCATGATCATATCAATAATCTTGTAAGCTCGACCCGATCTATCAGAAATTCCTAAAGCACGTTTTCCAGAAGCAAATCTAGCCATATCAAATCCTTACATAAGAATGTGATGGGACAAGCCGTAAAGGGGTTCTTTCTGCATCTTCCGATGCGGCTCTTTGAAATTCTTCGTCGTACATAGCTTTTAGCATCGGAACACGGTCCGGGGCTTTTTTAATTGCAATGTAATAAGACAGCCCTGCTATTAAGCAAGGCAAAAACCTAAAGGGAACTTCGGCATTGTTATTTGCAGAATCAGCGTCTTCTATTCGTTTAATCCTGTAATAAATTAATTGATCGGTAGAGTTTTCTGGAGCTGGCCAAACGGTTACCGTTGGCGTTATCTGCCTGTCTATATAAAACTGAGTGGGCCTTCCTTGAGTGGTTTTGTCGGGTATTGTTAAGTAGTCTTGTCGATTGATGCGAGTAATGCTTATATCAGAACCATCCCTACGAACTACTGCTTCTAGCATATCTACACTAGCCTGGCAGTTAGCTAAACTTGGATTTGAAGCTATCGTTGTAGCTACTCCAGACTCATCGCTTGCGCTACTTGTAATAGTTTCTCCGGCAGTAAAAGACCCGGAAGGAACTGTAATAGTTATAGTTGTTGAACTAGGTTTGGATATAACAGTAGCGGTTGTTCCGCTAGAAGACCCAGTTATAACTCTGCCCACTAATAAATCAGTTGATGCCCCAACAGTGGCAGTAATCGTTCCTAACGGATACGCTGCAACTGCTGAAGACGTAGAGTAATTAGCTAAAGATTGTGTAACTTGTTCTACCGTCCAAAGATTAAGACCTTTGTTTGCCCAATCAGCAAACAAAAGATTAATAGATCTTCGAGCAGTTCTAGA